ATACTTTACCTAGGTGCTATAAACGATAAGTTAAAGAAGTAATGAGCCCACATCAAAAAGCAGCATTAGAACTTATACATGATTACTATTTCATGTTACCGAACAACGGTTCATTGAATAGTGGTATTAATAGCTGTGAATCACGTTACAAGGAAGGTATTGAATGTGCTTTAATAAGCCTTAAACGACTTATTTTAACATTAGAATTCATATCAGTAGAATCAAATGATCCTAGAATTATGAGTAGAATTAATTTTTATGATGAGGTACAAGCTGAATTATATAAAATAAAAGAGGGTAATGGCGGTGTATCATTTGATGAATTAATAGAGGTATTTAAAAAATAAACAATGATAAGTAAGATCAGAAACAAATGGTTTACAGTTAACTTTGTACTTCGTCACAGATGGGAAGACGGAGACTACACCGACTATGAACTGCGTCAGTTGAAAAGCACATTAAAGTTAGGTGTGTGGGCAAAAACATATGAAGCAGTAGGTAAAAGAAAAGGTACTCCTAAAGAAGTATTTAATAAGAATAACCATGTTAGAGTTTACATGATTGGACTAAACCTTATTGTGTGTAGTGTATGGATGGATATCAGCAGACCAACATTTGGAGGTAGCAATGAGCAACATAGATAAACAAAGTATGAAACTATACACAGAAGAACAAGTAAAGATGGCTATTCAAATGGCAGACAAATATAATTATCTAATAACATTAGAAGAATGTGGTATTTTAAATCAATTAACCCCCATCGAACTACCAAATAATGAAGAGATATGGAGATGGTGGCAAACACAAAAATTTCAGAAAGAACAAGGTGAGCAAGAATATACAATGCTTTATGAGATTGATTTACCAAAAATATTAAAAGCATTTATAGAACATTTTAGTAAAATACAAGGAGGTAACAATGAGAAATAATAAACAACCAACGGCAGTTGATTCTATCATTGAACTGTGCCAAAAACAAATGGACACTGAAATACATTTGAAAACAACACTACTTATGATGACAAATAAAACACAACAAACGGCAGTGAAACTATTGCGATTAAAAGAGCAATTAGACAGTAATCCGTGGCAATACAATTGGATAATAGAAGAAATAGATGAAATAATATATGCGTTAAACAATGAAGAAGATGATGACGATGAGCAACAATAAACAACAAATAAAATCATTTTGGAAAGGGTTTTTTGCGGGATGGATGTCTTTTTATCTTTTACTTAAACTAATAGAAGCATTATGAGCAACAATAAACAAACAACACACACTTGCGTTTTTGAAAAAAGCACAACATCAAATTCTAATGAAGCAAAATGTACACATTGCAATAATGTGAGGTATCTAATTGATGTCAAATTAGTTAACAACGAAACATTTGGAGGTAACAATGACTAACAGAGAAGAAAAATTGCAAAACCCATTTTTTGCACCGAAAGAAAAGTATGATGATAATTTCATAAGTGGATATTCTAACGCAATATACCATATGAGAGAAGCAATTGGGCACATACAATTTCAAAATGATACAAAAGAATTGCGTGAATTGTTTTTGTATTCAAGATTGTTGATTGAAAAGTTGAATGAAAAATTCGGAGGTAACAATGAGCAAGCAATGATTGACTACAATAAAATGGAAGAGGAATGGGAAATGGATAACTACAACGAAATGAAAGATGAGCAGCAATAAACAAAGTTGCATTACAAAAACAAATTGCATATATTAAAAACAAACAATTATGGATATCAATTCAATCAAAGCAAAGCTAAGCGCTTTGCAAACTCAGAACAGCCGTCCTTCCGGAGAGGCACGTAAGAATGTCTTCTGGAAACCTGCCGTGGGCAAGCAAACAATTCGTATTGTACCTTCTGCGTACAACAAATCAAATCCTTTTTCGGAGTTGTATTTCCACTATGGAATCGACAAGAATCCAATCATCTCTCCTACAAACTGGGGTGAGAAAGATCCTATCGTTGAATTCGCCAAACAGTTAAGAACCAGCAAAGACAAAGAGTCTTGGAGATTGGCACGTAAACTAGATCCTAAAATGAGGGTATTTGTACCCGTTATCGTTAGAGGTGAAGAAGCTGACGGAGTTAAGCTTTGGGGCTTCGGTAAAGAGATCTACATGGAATTGCTTTCTATGGTAGAAGATGAGGATATCGGGGACTACACTGACATCGTTTCAGGTCGTGACTTGAATTTGACTACAGTGGGTGCTGATACTACAGGAACCGGGTTTAACAAAACTACCGTTCGTGCACGTACTAAAGAATCTACTTTGACCGACGATGATACGTTGTTACAAACTATCTTGAAAGATCAACCAGATCCTTTGAAGGTATTCTCTAGAATGTCTTTTGATGATATGAAGTCTGTATTGCAGAAATGGTTGGCACCTGACGAAGAAGAAGGAGTAATCTCTTCTGAGCCTGCTGCTAACTTTGATGATGCAAAACCTGCAGCTCCTGCTGCTGAAGAACTTCCTTGGAAGAAGCCTGCAAATCCTTTCACTCTAGAAGGACAAGGTAAGAAAGTAGAATCAAAAGCTGACAAGTTCGATTCTCTATTTAACGACGACGACACCAACGATTTACCTTTCTAATAGACTATGGCTAAGAAAGAAAAAGCTTCGTTAACAGAGGCCGTGTCTGCGGAACTTAAGAAAGGATTCTCTTTAGATAAGTTTAAGGAGAAGAAGCTCTTAACAGGTAACGTAAAATTTAAGGACCAGCAGTGGATTCCTCTATCACCTTCCTTCCAGGAGGTTACTTCAATCCCGGGAATCCCGATGGGCCACATTGTAATGTTAAGAGGTCATTCCGATACAGGAAAGACCACAGCATTGCTTGAGGCAGCAGTATCGGCCCAGAAAGCAGGCATCCTTCCAGTATTCATTATCACAGAGATGAAATGGAACTGGGAACATGCTATTCAGATGGGTCTGCAAGTAAATCAAACGGTTGACGAACAAACCGGTGAGGTTATTGATTACGGAGGATTCTTTATCTATGTCGATAGAGAGACCTTGAATACAATTGAGGATGTTGCCGGATTTATTCTAGACTTGATTGACGAACAGAACAAAGGAAGTTTACCTCATGACTTACTATTCCTATGGGATTCAATCGGTTCAGTACCCTGTGAACTTTCAGTACGTTCTAACAAGAACAACAACGAATGGAATGCAGGTGCAATGTCAACTCAGTTCGGTAATGGTGTAAACCAGCGGATTGTTATGTCTCGGAAAGAGTCTTCTCCTTATACCAACACCCTAGTTGTAGTTAATAAGGTATGGACACAAAAGCCTGAATCACCCATGGGTCAACCCAAGTTGATGAATAAGGGCGGATTTGCAATGTGGTATGATGCTACCTTCGTAGTAACGTTTGGTAACATTATGAATGCAGGTACTTCTAAGATTAAAGCAATCAAGGATGGTAAACAGGTGGAATTTGCCAAGAGAACTAATATCCAGATTGATAAGAATCATATCAACGGAATTACAACTCGAGGTAGGATCATTATGACACCTCACGGATTCATCAACGATGATGAAAAGCAGCTTAAGAATTACAAAGACGCTCACTCAAAGGAATGGTCAGCCATTCTAGGAGGAGGAGACTTCGATGTAGTAGAAGAAGCTTATGAGGATTCAACACCCGGTTATTTTCAGGAAGAGCCGGAATAGGATTCCAAAAACTTTTAGAAAGAGCCCTTGCTTTGCAGGGGCTTTTTTCTTATATTTAGATTATATTTATAACTAAAACAAAACATGGATAATTTTGATTTAAAAAAATACTTAGTAGAAAACAAAGTAACTACTAATTCTAGAATGTTAACTGAAGCTGAAAACTTTACAGCTTACGAACCTAGCACTTTTAGAACCCCTTCAGGGTATAAAGAGGAAGTTGAACAGATAAAAAACCTAATCAAACAAACATACCCAGAATACGTTAATACAGACATCGGCCGTATAATGGATGCCGATATGGAACTAGCTTCTGTAGCTTATAAGGTATACGGTATCAACATCTCGGTAGACGATATCTATGAACTTATTAATAGTGAAGACCCGTCAGAGTTGCCGCAGAATTTAATACAAGTGCAAAAAGCAATAGAAAACCTTACAGGAGAACCTATGATAGCACTGAGCCAAGCCATGAAAGAATTAAACATAGAAGCATAACAGTTAAAAAATAAATTTTAAAGAGCCCTTGCAAGTCAAGGGCTTTTTTATTATATTAATATAAGTTATGAGAGCAGCATATAAAACCTTACTTGATAATATCAAGGAGGTAGACGAAATAATACCCACAGAAGAAAATTTTCACTCCCGCGTATTAGTTATTGATGCATTGAATCTATTCTTTAGAAACTTTGCAACCATTAACATGGTTAACAACGAAGGAGCTCATATTGGAGGTCTGGCCGGATTCATTAGATCATTAGGTTCATTAATTCAGATGGTGAATCCTACAGGCGTTTATGTAATCTTTGACGGAGTAGGATCTTCCACTAACAGAAAGAATTTACTACCTGAGTATAAATCAAACAGAGGCATTAACCGAATTACAAACTGGGATGCTTTTGAATCTTTAGATGATGAAAATGATGCAAAGGTTGGACAAATAACCAGGATCATCCATTACCTTCAATGTCTACCGGTTAAAGTTGGAATGATTGATAAAGCAGAAGCAGATGACATGATTGCTTATATGTCTAGAGAATTACCAAGAAGGTTTAATTCACAGATGATTATTGTTTCTTCTGATAAGGATTACCTTCAGCTGGTTAACGACCACGTAACTCTTTATAGACCAGTCACAAAAGTATTCTACGGACCACAAGACGTTAAGAGAGAATTTATGGTTCATCCGGATAATTTTATTATTTACAAAACAATGCTTGGAGACCAATCAGATAAGATTGAAGGCATTAAAGGATTAGGACCAAAGACGCTCTTAAAACTATTCCCAGATATTCTAGATGTTCCGATGTCAATGCAGGATATTTTTGATTATGCTGAAGACCATTTAACAGAGCATCAGATTTATGCCCGGGTATTATTTGCAAGGCAGAATCTACTTAACCATTACAAGTTAATGGATCTTAAGAATCCTATTTTGGATGATAGGCAGATTGATTATATCAACGGCCTTATCAAAGAAGAGAATAACGAGTTCCACAAGAACCATTTTATTGAGCTTTATGAGATAGATGGGTTAGCACATTTTATTAAGAATGTTGATTATTGGGCAACAGATACCTTTTTTAAGTTGTCTAAGTTTAAATAAATTCGTATATTAAGGTTATGACAAACAATAAAATTATGGAAAATTACAAAGCGGATTACTACAATCCAGAAACATTTAAAAAATCAGAAATTGAAACTAAAATAC